TTACCTGCCACACCAAGTCCTGTTTTCAAGAATGATTTTTTTAATGCTGATTCTGAAAGTTCTGCTCCAAGTTTAGCTGCAGATTTGTTTGGTGTAAATCCTGCCATACTACTCATTGCATTTCTTTGAACAGAAGTCAACTTAGGTGCTGTAGGTTTAACTTTAGCCTTTGGTTTAAAAGCAAATTCACCAGTTCCACGGAGGGCAGCCAATGCTGTCTTAGATAATTTAGCTGCGGGTGCAGCTACTTTTGAACCAATTTTTGCAATAGAAGCAGCTGCATCAGCTGCAACTTTAGCAACNTTTGCTGAGGCCTTTGCTGCTGTTGCAGCAATCTTAGTACCAAAATCTGATAAAACTCCAAACAAAGAAGAAAACCCAGCTGAAACTGTTTTGAACACAGTTGAATTAGTTAAAGTCTCACCCATACCTTTAACTGTTGTGCTAATTGATGATCCAAATGAACTTACCTTACCAAAAAGTGTACTGAATTTTGTTGCCGCTGTGGTAAATACAGTTGAGTTTTTTACTGCCGTACCCATGTTTGTTACTGTAGTACCAATCTTAGCACCAAACTCACCTACTTTACCAAAAAGTGTACCGAATGTAGTTCCTACTCCCTTTGCTATGGAAAATACGCCATCTGACAAAGAGTAGGCTAATTTAGTTGTCATACCTGACACTGCAGTACCAATTTTAGCACCAAACGCACCTACTTTTGTAAAGAGTTTACCAAAGCTAGTTCCTATTTTTGCAAAAACACCACCTTCTTTACCACTGGAGGCCAACTTTGTAGCCATAATTACACCAGCACCTGCCATTAAACCTATAAGACCTCTTTTACCAAAAAATCTAAATAGTCTACCAAATCTACCAGTGATACCACCTAAACCTCTTCTAAAAACTCCAGTTTTCTTAGAAGCACTAAGTTTATTTTTCATGGTTGTACCACTGTCAGTTAATGAAGTATTAAATCCCCCAATACTAGTAAAGAGTGAACCAAATCCTCTTGCGACCTTACCTAATGCCCTAATGGCTAGACCACCACCACCTTTTCCAATTTGCCATAAAGTTCCAAAAAACAATCTTGGTGCTAACAGAAGCCCAAATGCTGTAACTGCTGCTAGTATTGTTGTAAAATCTCCAGCAAGATTTTTTATTCCCGCAGTTAAACTAAAGTTACCTTCTTCATCATAAAATCCATCTTTGAGAGATTGTACCCAACCTAAAAATGAAGAATCCCTTATCATTCCCATAATATTGCTTAAGCCAGCAGCTGCACTAAATGTTGTTTTACCTGTATCTGGATCAGTTTCAAAAAATTCACTGGCTATTGACTTTAATGTTTTTCCTAAATTATTCAAACCCTCAGTAATAGCAGGAAGATACTTATCCTTTAAATCTTTAAATGTTTCACTTTGCATGAACTTTGCCATTCCAAGTAAAAATGCTACAAATGCACCAGCCTTTAGAGCTTTAAATATACCCTCTATACCACCAGTAACTTTTTCTTTAAGACTTTTACCAATACCACCAAGAGTTCCTGCTAAGAAAGACCCTTTACCTAAAAACTTTGAAAATGTATTTTTTAGATATGAATTATTTTCAGTAGCAGTTTCTTCAGCTTCAGCCGCAGTTGGTGTACTTTTTGCTAAGTTAGCTAACCTTGTTGCATCTGCTTTAAATCCTCTTTCTTGATTCTTTAAATACTTTTCTTCGCTTTTTTCACGTTCTAAAGTTTCTTCGGCTGACCTTTCTTCGGCTGACATCATTTGATGACGAATAGCAGTAGTAGTTTTCTTTTGCTCTTCAACCAAAGCTTTAAAAGTTTTGTTATTTACAGTTTCTTCAGCCATATTATTTTACCTTTACTTGGTTTTCTTGACTTGTATTGAGTCATTTCTCTTTGCAGCAATGGCTTCCTTACCATAGAATGCAGCAACAATAGCAGCAACTGATACAAAATATACAGCAGCCATATCACCAAGAATACTTGCGGCTTTATCTAAACCAAACCAGACAGCTATTACAACTGCAAATGGGTATAGTAACATACCACTAAGAGCAAACCACGCCATGTTACGTTGAGCGTCTTGCTTTTTATCTTCATTCTCCATATCATTTTTTTTATCTTCTAACTCAATCATTCGCTCTTCCATCATCATTTCCTCATCAGTTATAATACCATCACCATCTTTGTCTAGGTGTGCATATTTAGAATCTTTAGCTAATTTCTTTTGTGCAGCCATAATGAGTCTCCCTAATTTCTATTTTCTTTTTCTATTCTTTCATTTTCATCACGAATAAATTGTTCTAACAATCCTAAGTAAATTTCCCTTTCAAATGGTATCATATTATCTAACTCTGTTAAACTATATTTATGGTGTTGCATCATAGCAAAGTTAGTTTTATAGTAATTATATAAATTATCATGTGAAAGGCTTACGCTAAAAAACTGTCGAGGCCCTCCAGCATTACCTCACCCTTTTTCTTTGTTTTAGGATTAGTCACAGTAATTGAATGACGCAATTTTGGCATGGTATTAAAAAACTCCATGATGTTTTCAAATTGTTTGGTATCCATTGTATCAATAAATTCATCTAGTTCTTTATCAGTCATATCTACTCTATTGTATATGGTATCACCATCATTAATTTCGTGAACACATTTAGAAATTAAATTAAATGTTCCACTAATTCCATCATTAAAATCTACACCTTTCATATCAGTCATAACTGGATATTTCATTATCATAGAAATTTTATCTGTAAGTTGTACTACATTAGTGTGATTTTCTGTCATATGAACAGCAATTTCATCTAATTTTAAATTAACATCAACAAAAGTTTTGTCATCATCTGGACATTTAACTTTGATATCTGCAGTTTCTCCAACAGACTTAGTTCTAAGCTGTAAAAATATATACTCAATATCAAATATTGGTAATTTGCGTGCATCTAGACCTGTAGTGCATGCATCAATTATATTCATAACAGCTTCTGAAATGTCCTCTTCTTTGTCACTTTCTTGTGCCATCATTAGCAGTTTTTGTTCTTTAACTAAAAATGGTCTAAATTTAACTTTTTCACCAGTAGATGGTAACTCCAGTTCATGTTTTGGAGTGTTTAGTTTGGGTAGTGCCATAATTTTTCATCCTTTAAAATAATTTTCTCACAACACTTGGTATATTATTAAATATATTTTTACTTATTGTGTTGATTGCGATATCCGCCAATCTGTCTTCAAGCGGTTTTGGTGCATTAGGTTCATCTGCAAGAGATAACCAATACCTGTAAGCCCATGTTACATTCACTCTTTGCAAATCACCTGCTCCTTGAGTTACTGCCATCTGGTCTACTGTTTTAGGAAAACATTCCAATAGTTTTATACCATATCGTCTGTTATCCTGTTCGTCTAGTTGATAAAGTCTTATTTCACCAACATAATCATAATAATATCCTATGGAAAAATCTTGAGGGTTGTATGCAAGTCTTTGCCATGTATCAAAAAATTGTTTTTCTTTTTGATCTGAAGAAAGTCTAAAAGTAGAGGATATATCTCCAAAAGTATATCCATTTACCATTTCTCTTTCGGGCCCATATAGGTTTGAATCTGGTGTAGTGGTTAAGTTACGGCCAGGAAATGAGAATGCCTCACACATGAGAGCAGCCTTTTGAACAACACCCTCACCATTATTTGCACCCATAATTGGTGCAAAGACATTACCAGTACTACCACCTCTATTTCCTGTAGGTGGAGTAATAAGTATTTCCCAACGATTAGTTTTTGCAAAACCATCTTTTGAATTAAATTCAGATAACATTTCATCTATAAATTGAAATGCTGTTGTTTCTAAGATTGAACCTAATTGGAATGCCATTATATCATCTTCCTACTGTCCTTATAAACCTCTGCTTGAGAGCCATTCTTCCATCTTGCAATGGGGAGAAGTGCAGCAACTGTAAACTCATCTGCATCAACTCTACGAAATCTTGTTTTAACTCTTCCTGCCAAATATCTTTTAAGTGTTGGTTTAATTTCTTTGATGTTTTTAAGTTTTGCATAATCTGCATCAATTACTGTGCTCTCATCAAATTTAGTATTGTTGCTAAAATCTACTATGCGATCTAACAACTTCAATCTTAGAGGTATAGGTAAGTAATGAAAGTTAATTCCTAAAAATCCATCTGGATATTGTTCTATTGGTAATACTAGTGGAAATGTATCATAGTATGGTAATGTTTTTCTTCCTTTAGGATCGTAGAAAAACATATTTATTCTACCATAATGTGGAGTACGAGATTGTTTACCATCACGAATCAAATCCATAGCACCTGGCTTACCAAATTCTTTAATTTTCTCACGATACCACTGAGTAGATTTTGGTCTACCACCAGCAGATTTTACTACACTTTGTATGAATTTACTTTGAGCCATAATACTATTTATACTTTATGTTGAGGTGGTCTTCAGTTAAAATTTTAAATTCCATACCATGATCTAAACAAAATTCATTTGCAGATTTCCATTTAGCCTCATTAATTACCCATGTTTTTACCTCATTCAACCATCTCTTGGTTTTACGTTTCGGTGTTTTAATTGGGGGTTGGCATTGATATTTAGGTTTTACTTCAATAATAAACTTCTTGGTAGCACCACTGGCTTGTTTTACCTTCATATAAAAATCAGGAAAGTAACGATGTAATCTACCATCCCAAGGTGATACATAGGGTATTATGATTTCTTCACTACCCCACTCTAACACAGATTTGTTATTGTCACAATATACCATAAGTTTACGTTCCCACAATGATCTATATATCACTTTGGAATGATCCCCTCTGTACTTTTTAGGGTTAATTGGTATGTATTTTCCGCTGTATGCCATACTCTTGTCTTATAAATAGTTTAAACTGTTATACAGGATTATTTATATATGGCATTTAATAACTTTCTAGAAGGTGTAGCTTCACAATTAATCAATACAGGATTAAGAAAAGTAGCAGGTAATTTGCCTGGCTTGAGTCAATCCACAGGATATGGGGGTTCAAGTACTTCTGACCAACTTCCTTTGACACCAAAAGGTAATGTTCAGAATTATACTTTTCCTCTAGACGTAATGGCTGATCCTGGCCTTGGTAATCAAGGTCACTATATGATGTTTTATATAAATGAACAACAAAATGCAAAAATGAAATTTGGTGGCAAAAGTAGTTCTCTTCCAAAATATGCAAGTAAAACTAATCAGAATCTTGATACTAAACTAGATTCTATGTTTCAAGGAATGACTGAAAAAAGATTTACTGAACGTGGAAAAGGATCACTATATCAGACAACAAAAAATAGATTGAGTGTAGGAGTAGAAAGAGCTCCAACAAGAAGATTAACAACAGCAATTTCGATGTATATGCCTGCGTCTGTTGCAACTGGTTATTCTACACAATACACAGATACAGAAATTGGTATTGGTGCAGCTGCACTATTAGACTCTGGGGCATTTGATAAAATTTCTAGAGGAGAAATTGGCGGGGGTATAAATGCAATTGCAGATTTTGCTCCAGATTTAGCAGACAGTATAAAGGCAAAGGCCTTGGGTGCTGCTGGTATTGTGCCTGGCTTTCAAGGAGTAAGAGAATTAGCAGAAATGCGGTCAGGAGTAGTATTATCTGAACGTATGGAACTAGCATTTAAGGGTATTGATAAAAGAACATTTCAATACGAATTTAAAATGTCTCCAAAAAGTCAAGAAGAAGCAAAAGAGATAAGAAATATTATTAATGCATTTAAATTTAATATGTTACCAGAGTTTGAAGGTAGTGATCAACATGGTCGAAGATTAATTGTTCCCAATACATTTGATATAGAATATATGTGGAATGGAGCTCAAAATAATTTTCTACACAAAATATCAACTTGTGTTTTACAATCTATGAATGTATCATATGGTGGTGATAAATTTAAGACCCATGCAGGAATTGGTGGTGATGGC